TATCCTCATCGAAAGAATTACCAATATCGTGGGCATGTATGTTTCCATTATAGTCCCCGTGGTAAATTCTTTCAACATTATTTAAATCAAAACCAGAAGTCATACAGGCTACATTAAAACCCTGTAATTCTGTCCATTCCCAGACAGGAGCACCATTTGCAGAGATTTTAAAGGTACCTGTAATTCCTTTCTGTGCTAATTTGCCCGTAGCAACATTTGTGTAAAATAATCTATATAGGTTTTTTGTTCTGATTACAACACTAGAAATCTGATAATTTGCAATGTTTGTAGTAATATCGCTGATCAAAGATTGGATCTTACTAGAAATACTGGAGAGTTCAATATCGTCAATACGAGTGGTAGCCGCAACAGTACGAATACCGTCCGGTGCCAGAAACACCAAGTCACCACCAATTTCTTGAATACTGAAGCCATCCAGACAACCAATGTTTCTGGTTACATCTTCAATAGCTGGAGTAGTGTTAATGTCTTTTAGTTTAGCAATACTGTTACGAGCAAAGACAATCAGATCATTACGGAAGACTTTTAATCCTGTAATATCATCACTAATGCTAATCTCACCTGCAGATGCACCATCAAATTGTGTAGGTACGTACAGATCACTATAGTAAAAATTTGTAGGGTTCTCAGACCACCCACCAATAATTAAATGATCTTCATGTGTTTCACAGTACTGCGGTCTAGGAATTAATGCAAAGTTAGGCGCAGTCGCTGAAATACCAAAAGACTTGTACAAAGCTCTTCTGAATTTAAAGTAACGAGTACCACCAGAAGTATAGGTTTGAAAATACGCTACTGGATTTACACCATTACAAATAATAATGTACGGTACAGTATCTGCGTTGTACTCAGCAAAAGTATATCGAGCATCCGCATCTAAAGCAACTACAACACCGCTAGAGGCTAGTTGAGCTGCAGTAGCATAACTAGAAGTCCATGTATTGTTAGCTACTTCACAGGTGTACTGGGTTGTGTGACCACCAGCATTACAAGTACCGTAATCTTTATTTATTTGAATCCAAGAAACACCATCTTCAGACCAGTACATGTTACCATTCTGAAGTGCAATACCACCTTCTTCGTGAGCATATATTCCCTGAATGGGATCATTACTACCGTTTGGTGTTGTAGCTGAATTAATTACTGCTGTTGCAGTTGCTCCAGTACCCGTAGCAGAAGTAATGTTTACAGTAGGAGGAATATTATAACCAGACCCTGCAGTATTAACTGTGATACTCGTGATCACACCACCTGTGATATTGGCAGTTGCTGTCGCTCCTGTTCCATTATTACCTTCGGCATCTGTTAAAACTACAGTAGCAGAAACATATCCACTACCGCCATTACCTACAGTAATACTTGTAACACCACTAGATAGAAACTTTCTGTATCCGTTTACTCGTCTGTAACCACCATAAACAGAAGCTTCAAAGTTTTTCAATCGAGTAGCTGCACCCGGAGTTTTAAACAAGTCAAACGATGCAGCAGTACGATCTAGACCGCCACCTACTGTAATTGCTAATCCTTGTTCAACAGCCATCTTTAGACGTACCGAATACGATCATCATTCATGATCATGGTTTGTGGACGACCACTGTAGTCTCTCATTAGTTTAAGACCACGCTTGTATTCTTCTAGGGCTAGGGCAGCAAGCTGTGCATTCTCTTTAAACTGCCATACATAGTATCTTGCTCTTGCTGACAGTACAGTAATCCACTGATGGGGAAAGAGTACTTGATCATCATAAGAACTAAGCTCTGCTACCTGATCCCAAGCATAAAAGAAAACACGATAGACTTTATCAGGCATTGGAGATAAACCAAACTTTCTACCACACGGTGACATTACAACTCTTACAGGAGTTGTGTAGTTTTGTGTATCTACTGAATCGTCATCAGATTCACGATAGAACTTATGCCACTGTTCTAGTGTAATGAACTTAAGTTTACGGCGAGTGTGTGGGGAGCTGTGCGTATCGGTCCATGTCTCACCGGCAGCCGTACAGACTGATTCTGTATCGTAGTCAGTCCAAGTATTACCTGCAGCCACACAGGTTTCTGCTGTGGTGTACGCAGGATTAGAACAGACACCTGCTGCAGAACAGGTACCTACTTCATCAGTAGTTAGGTAGAAGTGATCCCAATCGACTCTTGAGAAATCTTTAGCGGTACCGTGTGAGCCACTGGAGTTCTTGCGTAGGAAGTACCAACGCTGACCTACAACAGTGTCTACAAATTCATTACCACCATATGGCTCATCGGCACATACAGTAGATAACCACGGAGATTCTGGATTCTCATTGACGAGATCAAAATAGCCTCTGTTTACAGAGTCTTTGACAAACTGCTGAATACCTTTAGCAGTCGAGAAGTTAGCAGAAGTTAGCTGAACTTCATTAAGCTCCGACAAAATGCCATTTACAATTTCTAGATATGTACGATATGCCATTATTTATCCAAGCTTTAAATGTAAAAAGGAAATGTGACATGGGGCCATTATGAACCCCATGCCACAATCCAGTGCTAATCTTAGTCGATCAGCGTATAGGCCACAGCCAGACCTTCCGGACGCAGAACCTTACGGCCCCATACCAACAGACCACGAACGATATCTTCGAAGCTGGTGGTGGAACGAACGGTTTCTACGGTGGAGAGAGCCTGAGCAGTTGCTACTGCAGACATATGACCAGCCATTACCATGCGAAGGGTTTCGCCAGTATAAGAACCAGTACCAGTTGCGTTAGGTACATTGTTGGACTTATACATCTTGAAGCCACGGAGTTCACCGGAAGCAACAAGACCATTACGCAGCGAACCAGCACCTGCATTGTAGTCAACACTCAACAGCTTGGAGTTGGTCTTAGCCAGCTCTTCGTAAAACTGCGGACGAGCTACAACCCAACGGTTCTCTTCAGGTACGTTCTGTTCGTCAAGGAGACGAGCCAGACGAGCCAGTACATCCAACGGATCAGTTTCGCCAGTGTCATGACCAGTGTCAATCGGAGCGGATACTGAACCATAGGTGTTAGCAGCAGCAGCACCAGTAGAGATAGCGGTAAGAACATTGCTGTCCATCGCATCCTTCAACTTGTATGCTGCATTGTCAGACGAAACCTGCTGCCAGTTTACATGAGAGAATCTCTTTTCGAGATCATCAACAACAAACTGGAAGTACTTGGCCTGATCAATCTGCATGACCAGCTCTTCATCAGTAAGGTCAGTCTGATCGGTAGCAGTCGCCTTGTGACGAGTGTAATCCGCTACAGAAATCTGCGGTTCCTTAATGATGTTTACGGTGTCACCGAACTGAGAAATTTCGCCAGTGTAATCGGTGTTGGTAATGGCTTCTGCAACAGATGCCTTACGGAAAGCAACCTGTACCTTCTTGGAGAAAATCTCCGGTACCCAGAAGCTATTGGTCTGACCCGTTACTGCCGGATCAAAGTTCATACTAGAACCAGTTTCAAAACCCATGATAATTCTCCTTTATATTTAGACTATGGGTTGTATCTATCAGCCCGGTTCTGTTGATCAGCCTTTAACAATTCGACCTTCTCTAAACGCTGCGTCTAGTTCAGGCTGAAGTTTTTCGTACTGCTCTACAGACAAACGAGCTACCTCCGAAGTTTTCCAAATCTTTACTTTACTTGAAGGTTCTGCAGCTTTGCTCCTAACTGAGACAGCTTCTGCTGCGCTTGCTTCCTTAGCACTATTGGATTTCTTCGTCTTTGCGGTTTTCTCAGATGCAGTAGAAATACCACGATCTTTCTTGTATAAATCAATTGCACGAATAGCAAGAGTAGCGTTAGTTGCATTCTTGTAGATCCAACCCTGAATCTCATCTGGCTGTTGGCTTGCCCACTCGTGGAAGTCTTCCGATTCACGAATGTCACCAAAGTCAGGATGAGCAGTCATCAATTGAGTCTCTGCATCCTTACGTACTAATGCTGCTTCACGCTCAGATAAAACATCTAACTTAGCTTTCAAGTCTTGTAGTTGTTCTTCTGCTCGTAAATGTGCAACAGTTTCTACAACGTCATATACATCCGGATATTCTTCTCTGAAGGTAGCAAGGTCTTCTTGGGTCTTCGGAGCTTTGTACTTGGGTCTGGATGCTGCAGCTTCGGCACGGAGTTCTTTTTCCTTTGCCTTCCAATCTCCAAGTTTCCGGTCGTAGTGTCGTTTAAGATCATCGTACCGTTTCTTATAGTCTACCTTCTTGAACTTTTCTGTTTCTGGTTCTTCGAAAGTATCCTCTTCTGTGTGAGTAGCCTGAGCTTCTACTTCTTCAGCTTCTTCTTTTTCCATTTCATCATCGAGTGATGGATGCATTGAAGAAACCATTTGGTGCTTAGGGGTCACAAAGGCCAATGAATCATCGGCCCCCTGCAAGCCTCTTTCAACATCTTGGTCATTACCTTGAATGAAAGAACCAAATCTACGATATGGTTTACTGGCTTGTTCTACTGCTTCTGACATAGTACACTCCTTAGTGCCTCATATAGAGGGTGGCTTATCGAGCGTGGGTGTAACTGGTAATAAAAATCAGTTACGATAAAATAGTATGGTGCCTTTCGGGTAGCCATACCGCTTAAAAAATTATTATAGTTTTCTAACTCTTTATTTTATATTGAGTTACTTATTAAGTCAACTACACCATCATTAATGAAGGTTGTTGTTCTTCTTCTGCGTTCTGCTGCAACCTCTGCTGCATGTCCATACGACCTGCTTCAGATTCTAGAGAGGCCCTAGGAGTCTGTGCTGCGGCTGCTGTAGTGGATGCCTGACCCATTGACTGTTGATTCATGTTCTGTTCCATTCTCGGTCTAATGGAGCGTTCCTGTTGACGTAAATCAATCTCACGCTGTCCGAGAATTCCAGTCTGGCCTTGTGGTACCTGACGGCCCATACCATCTACTCGTTCTGGTTTCTGTAGCATTGCTGGCTGTTGGTACTCTGAAGTAGCCCCAGCATAGTCTGCAGCCTGCTTACGCATTTTCTGTTGTTCTGATGCGGCTGCACTCAGTAAACCACCAAGAGCATATCCTTCACCCATTGCTGACTGAAGTTCTTCCTGACGAGACATAGAAGAATCATAATCTCTTTCTGCCTTATCCATCATCTTACGAAGCTTATCTACACCAAGTTGCTTAACAGCTTTGGCAGTAAATACAAATTCACCATCACTTAGCTTAGCAGGGATAGAATCACTAGTTTCTGTACCCGGACCACTTACTGCACCTTCACCATCAAACTCACCACCAAATGCAACATCTACTTTATCTAGAATCGTAATAAGTTCTGGGTGCATTTCAAGAGCATCATTAAGTACCATCATCTCTTCTTCATTAAGAACAGACATAATCTTATCAACAGCACCATAAGATTCAACTTCAGTTTCTTCCATTGGAGGCATAGAAGGCTCCATCAAACCCATCATCTCTTCTTCGCTAGGCATTGGCATTACATTACCACCATCAGCATAACCTTGAGGATACATATTGCGATTCATCATAGTTGGTTCCTTTGTACTTACCATGCCTCCAGAGGCGTAACCGGGAATGGCCTTACTTGCCATCTGTTGAATTCTAGCGTTGACTGCAGATACACAAGCATTGTATTGAGCACCCTTGTAACCACTACAAGCTGACATCATCTTTCTAGCTTGCTGCTCATAGTGTGATGCTTTCTGTGTATACTCTGCATTACCTGAACCACCAGCACGATACCACTTACCACTTAGTGCAGCAGGATTTTCTGCTGAACCCCACTCTGTAGCAATTTCAGCACCGCCTTCTATATCTTCGGGTGGTGTGTATACTCTACGATATACATCTCTTTCATTTTCCGTGCGGACAAGTTTATCGTCCTCGTAGACTTCATCTCCCTGAGTAGCCTTCTCAATACCAGTATACTCTTCAGGAATATCACCCTCTTCCGGAATCCACGTTACTGCCATCTTTGTTATCCCCCAAAGTTCTCCGTTTCAGGAAAAGTAATTCTTCAAGTAACATTGCTCTACCCTGCTTTCTATACAAATCTTCATTTGTAGAAGCACGAAGCATTGACTTTAATTCTTTAATTTCTAATTCTTTTAAATACTCTTCAAAGTTTTCCCACATAGGGTTCTTCAGGAGCACATTTAATTTAGCTTGCGTATCTGTCACTGATTATTCCATTGCCTGAGCTACTGGAGGAAGACCTTCTGCACTTCCACTGAATCCTTCTTCTGCTGGCATTGGAGCACCGCCAGTACCAACCTGACCACCACCAGTACCTGTTACACCTGCTTCCGGTCCCATAGGTCCTTGTTGTGCTGCTTGTTGTTGTTGGTTTTGTAGACCAATAATCGTAGCGTAGATACTAGCCTCTTCAGGTGAGTTAATAATTTCTTCTGGATCAAGATCCAAGCTGTATGCAAGTTCCTTAACCAGTGTCGGGATCTTAACGAACGGAGCAATTGCAGGATTCTGTACAGTCTGCAAGAATGTGGTAAGACGTTGTGATCTTACTTCCTTCTGCATCAGACTGCTAGTACCCATTGCTTTGATCTCAAGATCACCAATGATGTTTAACTCTCCTTCATAGAACTGCATATTCCATTGGAAGAATGCTTGTCCCAATGGCTTTAACAAGAAGTCATCAAGATTCTTAATTACCGTCTTGATGTTGAGTGATGCTGCACCCATCAGCATTGACATACCCGATGCAGTACGAGTCATGCCAGTGACACCTGTATGGCCGTGTGAGTAAGACGGAATACCCGTAGACTCATCTGCTAACTGGCGGAAGCGATCAAACATCTGCATATTTTCTGGTGCAGTGTTCGGGAACTTAAGACCATAAATAGCCTGACCGGGCATCCCACTCTGACGGCGGAATACTTTACCCGGATAGATACTCATGTCCTGACCTGCTACGAGTGCTCCTTCATCTACGTCAAAGACTAAAGAACCAGCAAGAGCAAGATTATCAATTGCCATACGAGCATGACCATTCATGATCTTCTGTGCATCGTCCATGTTCTCAGGGACACCAACACCAAAGAAGCTGTATGGATTCTTCTCATATGGGAATGAATGGTAGGGGAGTCGATGGGGCTTAAATGGATTTAGAACCAGACGGATTATTTTGCCACCGCAAACCCAAGCATTGATTTGTACTTCTTCTAAGTCATCAATTGCTTCATCAACGTCAAGGCTTGCATCTCTAACAAACTGAGCATCCATGACTCCCCAATACTCTAGTACCTCATACTGATCACCATCAGTATAAACTACATTATTGTTCTCCATCTTGATGTCATCTTCATAACTACGCTTAACATAGTTGTATCCCATCTTGATGACAGCTAGAATCTGTTCCTTATCAAAGTAAGGACGACTCATCAAGGCACGGAGCTGTGACTTATTCAATCTGTGACGTTGAATAATCCACTCAGCCTCATCCATTTCTTTTGCTTTAGGATCAGGATAAAAGTCCCAGACACTCACAAACTCAATACGAGGTACTCTTACTTCTTCTGGTTCGTACTCTCTTTGTCCATCTTCGTTTGTTGACCATCTGTGCAGCGTCTTGTTGTAATTGAATGGCCCTTTGATAATTCCGGTGCCGAGTAATACAGACTCAAATAAGGCGTTACGCAATTCAGTAGCACCGTTAGATTCTTCAATCTGGTCATGGATCAACTTCTCCAATCTACGTGCAGCAATCTGTGCTGGTTTAATCTGAGGCATTTGGAAGGGGTCTGGTGATGGACCTTCCTCAAGAACCACCTCACCTTCTTCATTCTCATATTCCTTACGTAGACCACCAAGGAACACATCCTCTGGATTAGCAGAGAACTTAGCACCGGGCTTTAGTACATTACCATCACCCTCAAAACCTAAATCAAAAGGATTAAAGTTACCAAAGTTATCATCATTAACTCCAAGGGCTTCCATTCCTTGGTAGTTAAGATTACTTTCAGTGCCCGGTACTGTATCGTTTTGATCCCCTAACTGATCCTTCATTGGATTCAAATGGGCATATTCAGAAATACCTTCAGGTACTCTTGTTTCACTAACCGTAATAGGGAACTTGTTACCACTAAAAACAGCTTCGATTAACTGACCATAGGCAGCCAGTACCTTAGTCTTAGTAACCTTAATGAAGACTCGTGACTTCTCATTTTCACGGAATTTAACATTCTTATTGTAGATGCCACGATAGTTATGATAGGCATCGAGCCAACGAGACTCATCACCATCACGACCATCCTCAGCTTCTTGGAATCTGTCTTGAACTAATTGAGCAAGATTACTAACGAACAACTGATTGTTCTTTAATTCTTCTGCATCCCTACCATAGCCCATAGCATCATCTTCGTAGAGAGCATCATCTGCACCCATCA